CATTTCGGGCGCGGAAATTGTGGATGATACCGGGGGCCTGATCGACTGGTCGGCGGCGGTGCTTATCACCACGGCAGCGGGGCAGGCGGACCCGGAGTTTCGTATCGGACCCGTTGCGGGCGATCTGGTGCAGGCCGATGCTGCACTTTTGGCAATAGTGCAGGAGATTGTTACATCGGGTCAATGGGTGCGCGGCGCACGGACATTCGCGGCCCTCGGGGCCTATGCGGGACAAGCGGTTCGCATTGCATCGACAGAGGCATATATCGCGCGATACGCCTCTGCCAGCTCGCACCGCATTGAGGTGTATGTTGTGGTCGCGGATGCCGAGGGCAATCTGACCGCGCCGCTGCCGTTCAGCGTGCCATCATCGGTCACGCTGACTGTGGCGGATCGGGAAATTCTTCGGGCGCCCCTTGAAGTGCGCGCGCCGCAGGTTGTGGTTAGCAGCGGATATACCGACCGGGGCGCGGTGATCCGCGTCAATCGCTCCAATACAATACTGATCGGGGGAGGTATCAGCAACACCACCACGGCGTGCCTCACCATCGCGGCGCGCGTGAACGCATTTGCCTGTGTGACGCTGCGCGACCTAGTAATCCAAGGCGCGCACGAGGCCAGCGCAAACTACGGCGTTAGCTGGGGAGGGGTTGGGCATGTCGTCGAGGACTCTGTGATCCGTGACTGCCGCCGATCAATCGACGGAACCTATGCCAGCCATTGCGTCGTGAGGGGGGGGCAATACCCAGATGGCATTGGCGGCCACCTGATCCACGGTCTGACGATCTGCGGCGGGGCAGTCGTGGCCTGCGACCCTCCGAACGAGGCCCCCATCCACATGACAGGTGGAGATTTGACGATTGCTGACTGCACGTTGTCCCGCAACGGGTCAGGGCCGATAATCAACCAGCGCAGCGATGGCCCGGAAATTATCGGCTCGGTTATCATGCGTGGGTGCCGGATCAGCGTCGATTTGGCCGGGCTGTCCGGCAATCAGGCGGTGCCGGCGGTGCTTCTGGACTGGCCCGCCGCGACGTATGACGCTGGCCGCGATGTGGTTTTCCCGGAGAGCGTGATTGTCGAGGGGAACCATTGGAGTTTCGTCGGGTCGGGATGCACCCCCCGGCCCAGCCCTCTCAGCGTGACATCCACCCGCAATGCTGGGCGCAGCATTGTCCTCGATACAGACGTGATCTGGCGCGCCAACACGATGGGGGGCTTGTCGGCAGAGGTGCGCCCATCTGGGGTGCGCAAACCCAACTGGACCGGGGCTGGCATCCGGTTCGCACTCGATGGTATCCGGGAGATGTCGGCATACTGGGCGTCAGAGGCTGGGCACGCAGCCCCGACCGCCGCGCGGGCCAGTTGGACTGGGCAGAATATCGGTAACGTGTCCAGTTTTGAGACGGATTGGGAGGCGACGAAAGATTACCTATTTTCGTGCGATACGTTCATCCGCGCCACCGCTGCGGGGCTGACAGCCGCAGTCGGCGACGAGCAGCAATGGGTGTCAATCAAGGGCGGCGCCCCGTGGCGCAGCCTGCCGTATACCGCAGACGACGCTGTCACCGTTCTCCAACCGTGGGGGAATTATGACGTCTACCTGCTGATTGAGCGCGGCGCGGCAGGCTCTGGGCGGGCCGCAGAATTTATCATTGATGCGATCGGGTCGGACGGCGTGACGATCCTGTGGTCTAAAGGCTCCACCGTTTTTGCAGCATCCGGCGCCGTGCTATCTGGAACCACGGGTGTCGATGGGCAAATCACCATCGGCGCCAACTCGACCACCGGGAAAATGTATGTCGAAAATCGCACCGGCTCCCCGCTGTCTGGCTGGGGGCTGGTGCGGGTTGCTGGTTTGTAGTGCCGAATGTCGAAGATTGATTTTTCGCAGGTTATCACGGCTAAGGAAAAGGCCGAGTCGCAGCGGGCAGAGGGTGCGCGGCAGGCGGCGCGCGACCTGATCAGCAAGTTGCGCGCGGAAATCGGGGGCAAGAATGAGTGACGAGCCAACATTTGTGGCGGATTTTGTCAAAGCTATTGCCGCCTCATCTGTTCTTGGTGCGGCGGCATGGGGGGCTGCGGGCGGGGTAACTTCCGGGCTGCTGATCCGGGTCGGAAGAATGGCCCTGCTGCGGCACATGGTGGTGGGTGCGCTGGTCGCGGGCGGCACTGGCGCGCTGGCCCTGCCGTTGATCAGCGGATGGATGGGTCTGCCGGAAGGCACGATCAGCCCGACGGCGGGAGGTGCCACCGGGTCGGGCGCCTATCTCGCAGGGCTGTTGCTGCCCGCCCTGTTTGAGGTGGTGCTGACCCGGCTGCGGCGCGGTGTGCTGCCGACCGATCCTGACCGTGGAGGGGGCTGATGTTTGACCCGCGCACAATCCGCCGCGACCCGAAATCGCCGCTCTGCGATCTCTGGCACCGCCTGAAATGGGGCGGACTGATCGCGGTGCTGATCTTGTTTCTTCCGACAATCTGGAGGCTGCTATGACTGGGAAACTGACACGGGTGCATTTGCACTGGACCGCTGGGGCCGATGGGGTAAGCCTCGAGGAGAAAGACCATTACCACTTTGTCGTGGGCCGCGACGGCAGCGTGACGCCGGGCGACCTGCCTCCCGAGGCCAATGCAGCCCCGATCCGGGGGGCCTATGCGGCCCACACGCTCAACGCCAATGGTGGGGCAATTGGGGTGTCTCTGGACGCGATGGCGGACGCAATCGAGCGGCCTTTCTCGGCTGGCAAATACCCAATCACCGAGACGCAGCTTGACGCGCTGGCGCGGCTTGTCGCCGGGCTGTGCCGGAAATACGGCATACCCGTCACTCGCAAGACTGTGCTGACCCACGCAGAGGTGCAGCCCACCTTGGGCATCGCGCAGAAACAGAAGTGGGACATCACCTGGTTGCCCGGCATGGCAAAGCCCGGCGATGCTGTGGCCGTCGGCGATGTGCTGCGCGCGCGGATCAGCAAGGCAATGGCGTGACGGGCGTTGCGAAACGCCTGCCAACCACAGACGGAGGACGCAACATAGTGCGCGCAACTGTACTTTTGGCGCTGTTGCTTTTCGGCTGCGGCGCTTCACCTCTCAGCCTGCTGTCGGGCGGCGGGCCACAAGTTGCTGCGAATGTTCAAGCAGCGAAGACAGCAAATCAAACTGTCGGTCAAACTTCAATTTCCGAAAGTAAGATTGAAAAATCAACTGCAGCGCGTGACATACGTCAGTCGGCTGACACCAACAAAGTGAACGCCGAAACTGTACAAAAAGTTGTTGTTAATGAACTGCCAGCTTGGGCGGTTCTACTTATGTTAGCGGGCTGGTTGATGGACAGCCCGCTGCGTTGGCCCGAACAAATTGTCGCTGTATTTAAACGTCGTCGGGAACCTTAACGCCGTTTACCTCGGCCCCGGTAAGCGTGTAGCCGATCAGGTCCATAAGACTGTCAAGGTGGCAGGGCGAAGTGCACAGTCGAGCCTCCTTCAACAGCCGCATCATTGGAGAAATATCCCGCTCTGTCAGGACCATTTCTCGTCCGGTAGCGTGGAGATACGCATTCCAGAAAGCTGCGATGTTGGCGAAGCTTCGTTCTGGTCCACCGTATTCAGCTTTCCTGCTTCCATTGACGATCGCAAGCGCCCCTTCTGCGAGATGTTGTTTAATGTCTTTCTTGTTCGGCATCAGTAGCTCGTCCTTTCTTTGGCCCGATAAAGTGTTCCGACATTCTTTTCCGCCACCGCCCTGATCATGTCAGATTTTTCCATCAGGTCGATGATCCGTTCAACGGAATGCGACGGCACTCGTTTGGATATGAACTCAATAAGCAAAGCCCTCGGCGCACCTTTCTTGTACCTGGCATAAAATTGGAACAGCATATGCCAGGCTTCATCCATAACTTTCCCGTCGCCGCCAGAGGTCATGGCTTTGAAAATTTCTGGAATGTGAGCTTCCATGTCAAATAGCCAGTCCATGGCCTGTTGGATATGGTGAACCTCAATCACTAACTCATTAGAGTCACTCACGCAGGCGACTTGCGAAAGCTTGAGTAGGTGGGCTGTGCGGCGCGTGAGATAATGCTGAAGCTTCGGATGATCTGGCGAAGGTAATCCACCGTTAAGTTGCCAAGAGTCAATGAAGTCCGCTGCCTCTGGGGTGAATTTAATTTCCCCATATAGGTTAGCGATCTCCACAATATCTGCCGTCATTTCTTTTTGCAGCTTTTCGTCGAAGGAACTGGCCAGAAACAAAGACTGCTTGCGCCGCTCCACACCGTAAACTAGCATACAGCGCGAAAGGAAACCTTGGTCCCAAGCCCCCTCCGGAAGGAGTTGGACTAGTGAACTTGGAGTGGTTCCGGCGATGAAATTTATCTGAGGCCGTTCGATCTCAATGTTGGTCTTAGCCGTCCGTTTGCGTTCGTGAAAAGGCTCGCCATCGTAGATGTTGGTAAGCACACTCATGAACTCTGTTGCGAACTCCGGTATAAAGACAGTCAACTCACTGGCTATAACTTTGAGCGAGTTAAACTCGATGGTCGGCGGTGTGCGCCCCGGGTGGATTAAGCAACGTCGTGCATCATTTAACTCGTCAATCAACGAGGCTTTGGATACACTGGACGCCGCAATCTTGTGATCTTTCAGCTTCAACCAGAATTCGCGCAGCGCCTTGAAAGAGTCCGACTTGCCTACACCTGGCGGTGCGACAAGAATAACGTAGAGGTTGGGGTACAGATTGGAGCCGTTAGTGAACACCCAAGTCTTCCGCTCCAGCGCCCCCGCTATACAGGAGATACCAGCCCACCTACGCAAGCGGGCAGGGCTCCCGGTGTGTTCGGTAAGTTGCTCAAAGGCGCCTACCCAGTTTTTTATCTTACGCGCCATTTTGTTATTTGATACCGGACAGCGGAGTGTTGAGGGCTAAGTCGAATGTGGACACTCGTTTCGGCGGCGTCCGATCCATGGCTAGGTGTTTTTTCCAAGGAAGCAGGCCGTAAGGGTTTTCGACTATGTTTCCTGCTTTGTCGAGCTCGGCGCCGCCATAATTCCAACCAGCTTTCACTCCGTGCGGGATTGTAAACTCCCGCCCTTTTTTGAGCGGAAGTACAACACGGAGCTGGTCAAGAATTATCGGAAGCAACTCCTGAACCTGCCGTGTGCGAACCTGAAGGACAAGCGAGTCGTGTACCTGCAACATAAACTTGATCGGCAGATTATGTCTATTGCGGTAGTGCCACAGTGCAATAGCGCCACGGTTGATAAACTCTCCGGTAGTGGATTGCGGCGAGTAAGCAATCGCAGCGTTTTGCGTAGAGGTAGCTTTTGGATCATCCCAGAACCAACGGCGACGCCCCCAAGGCGTTATAAGGCAACGAGTATTTACAAGCTGGTTTATGGTCTCAAGTTGCCAAGCCTTGATGCAGGGGAATGCACCAAAATAGTTACGCTGAAAATCAACAATTGTTGACACAGGAAGTTTGGCATGAGCGGCCATTGTGGTCGGCTGTCCGAGATAGTTTGTGCCGTGCCCCAATTTTTTCGACAGGTCACGGTAGCTCAAATCACGATACGCGGACTGTTTGGCGACGGCGAGACAACCTTCTGGGTTGAGGTTGGACGGCCATTTGAGCGTTGACCACGCCATCCGGGTAACGGTTGTGTGCAGATCGCCTGACTCACAGGCATCGAGGTAGGCCCCGGCAAAAGCCTCTCCATGCTGCTCTACAAACCAGTTCCATGCGATAGCGCCAACGCCACGCGAGTCTCCCTGCTCGAGGTCGATGTCGAGGAAGATATACCCGGGGTCGGAGTTGAAAATATCTTTCAGCTTGCCGCTTACGTTCTGCAGGTTTGTCCCGGTGCCGGAGTCCGAGAAGCTGGAGTTCAACCGTCCGGTTTTAGTTCCGGCCACGTTGAAACTACAACGAATGCGGTTGTCCGCGTCTAGCTTGGTGCGCAGGAAGCCGATAGCTTTGGAGCAGTCGCGCATTGCGAGGACGAAATTTACGAACACCTCAGCAAAATAGTCCGACCGCAACGACTCAAGAGTGTCACGGTCGGTAATAACTGTAGCCTTGGTGCTTCCTTTCTTACGCCGTTTCTTCTCCGGCAATTGGAGTACGGTGTAGAAAAGGTATTGCAGGTCTTTGGGCGATGCCGGGTTGATAGGAATTGAACTGCGCCCGCCCGTGCGTTTTGCACGGTCGATCGGAATACCGAGACCTTCGTGGCACAATCTTACCCAATATTTCTCAAGCCGGGCAAGCTCATTCTCGTAATGTTTCAGCACCTTATGCCGCTGGTCGAGATTGACGGGCAGGCCCTCAAGCATCATTTCGAGAAGAACTGGTAGCGTGGCCATGGAGGTGTTATAGGTAGCACGAGATACGTCGTCGAGTTGCGGCTCGATAACGTTCATAACATCGTAGGTAACGCAGCAATCGAGTGCGTTGTATACCCAATACACCTCGCTGTTAGTAAGTTTGTCGGCAGACTCGTCAAGTTGGGCCGTGTCGATCACCAGCATTTTTTGTTTTCTCCTCAGGCATCTTGACGTACTGGATCGGAAGCTGTAGCTTTTGTGCTAGCGCCACCTCATGTGCGATCCCACGGGATGTTTTCCAGCCGTCGATAAGCAGCACCCAGAACTCGGAACTGCTTTGGATCATAGTATCATTCAGTGCGGCCCACGGCTCGAATGCCACACCAATTTGCGTCTCCATATCGTGACCATATACTATGGGGGAAAAGATTGCAACCCCCTTAGCCAGGTGTACAACGGTAAACCTACGGGCCTGTAGGTAACGGAAACGGCGGACGGCCTCGCTCGGATGGGAGTACGGCGAGGCTAGATATATCAAACCAGCCATGTCCTATCCCGCCGCGTGTCCAGAAACAAATGCGAAGGAATGCAATAGCGCTCCATCACCGGGGAAAACTCCACGATCCAATTCTCGAGTGGGACGCCGGTTGTCTTGATAGCGTTGGCGAGATATGCCCGCACCATTGCCTTGAGTTTGCCTACCGGGTCGGATGAAAGCTCGATCGTTGGGAGGTAGGTCTGCCCGTCTTGGTGAAATTGGCCGATCTCACCAGTAACCGTATCGGTAAGTTTTCTGGTGTAAAGCTTGAAGATTGTGAAGTTTTTGTCAACACCTGCGGCGCCCCATGCCACAAACGCATCATCCAGTTTCAGTTCGTCGGCCATCATTCGTCCTCCTTCTTCCCGCTGCGGTCAGCTACACGCCGCTTCGCCATAAACTTCCAAGCCAACTCCTCGCTGTAGATCGACGCGAGGAACCCGAGACCTTTTTCCATCTCCGGCTGAAGGGCGTGGTGCATAATCATCGTGTCGTCTGTCCAGCTTGTGATTGGTATACCCATCTCGCGCCAAAGATATTGCGCGTCGTACTGGAAGTTCTGCCCGAAAACACGGGTGCCTGGGGCGTTGAGACACCGGCGTACAAAACTCCAAGCTATCTTTTCTTCCCGGGTGGTGCGCCAGTAGTTTCCATCGGACTGCTCTTCGTCGAAGAACGGTATAACAAGACAGCGGTCCGGTGATGGCGCAACCCCGACACAGGTGATGATTGGAGTCTTCGTCTCAATGTCTACGGACAGGCCAGTAGACTTAGTTATGTATTCCTGCCAGAAGGTTTCGAGGTCTTCGATAGCCGGACGAAGATGAAGCCAACGCTGTGGGCGCCGCACCTCGGGGAAAAACGATTGTCGTTTGGCTTTGAGCAGGTCCATCAGGAGGATTGGCTCCTGACTTATCTCCGACATGATTGCCCGTGGATGGAGTACCGGCAATACTTTCACGCTGCCGGCCGCCGCAACGGTTGTGGTGACTCGCCCTCGGGCATACTTGAGTTTGGTCTGGTGCGTGAGAAGCAACAAAGGAAGCTCGCCGCAGGCGATAATAATGTTTGGCTTGATCCGGCGAATTGCCGTGTAAACGCTATGGAGATCTGGGCCAAACTCCGCTCGGAGCCATGCCTTCTTACCGAGTGCGGGCAGCCCCGCCAAGGCGCCTGATTTACGCTCTTGCGTGAAAGCGTAGAAAGAACTGGCTTGCTTGGGCAGGCAGTTAAGCCACTCGCACTCACGGGGGTTTATACCTGCGCGGGAAAGCTGGGCCTTGAAATACCCCCACAGCCCGTTTGTGAAAGGCTGTCGCTCGTTTAGCGTCATAAAGTCGCCAAGGATCAGAAT